AAGGTATCGTGCTTTGTTAGACAAGGATTTAATTGAAGTAACGGGTGTCAAACGTGGCAAGTTTGGCAGAAATCAACGAATTATGAAATGTAAACAATGATAGAAAAACCACCTTATTCCAAGATTAGTTATCCATCTGTGCCAAACAAGGATTTTAAATGGTCTTCAGGTTCAGACGTTCAAGCTATTTGGAGAAAACATGGATGGACTCCACCCTCTGAGAATATGCTGCCACCCCCTCCTGAGAAGTATCAAGAGCCTTTGCGGAGAGTGCGGTAGTTACTTAGCCAACAGATAAAGCCCCACATTGCTAAAGGCGTACCCTGCGTACACAATAGCCATGTGTGGGTTATCCTTCCAAAGCTGTTCACCAGCAATGTAGGCGTAGATTGCCCCTGTCAAGATGATTAGCCAAGCACTCAAAATGCACCTACATCAATTACTTCGCCTCTAAACTCAATCTGATTCTCATCAAATTTATGGACGAGTTCAGGCCATAAAAGCTGACCATTGAAGAAGTTTAACACCGCAAAGCCACTTCTGTGATTAGCAGGGTTTATCTCAGCATAAGTAAATTGTGGGCCATCTGTCTCAGCCAAAGTGCCTGTATCTACCCCAAAACGATTGCCGTTATAGTCAGCAAATGGCGTGACCTTTAAGGAATGTAGATGACCCGTCACAATACTAACACCCGCATTGATAGTGTTGTTGTGAGTGGCATGAACACCACCCTTGTATCGGTGTTTGATAATACATTGTTCGGTAGGCCACACTGCCCAACAAAACTCCCAATCTAGGAAGTGGTCTGTCAGTTTAAAGCCAATAACATCTTTAAACTGTGGTGCGTGTTGCGCTAATCTGTTGCCAAACCTAACATCGTGATTGCCCCATGTAAACAGGAGCTTTACATTATGTCGGACAGACTTTGCAATCTCCTCTATTTCGTTAAGCGCACCCTGACAAGCCTTTAGTTCTTGGATAACAGTAGTCGCTGGTTGTTCAGTTACGTCATGGCGTGATATAGACGCACCATCAAACGCATCCCCGTTACAGATGATAGCTTTGGGCTTGAACTCTTGGATAGCCCATAGAAGCCCTTTAAATGCTGTTGTTCGTTGACCAGGTATGAAGTGAGCATCTGAGAAGACTATGACAGTCCCATCTAGGATGCCAAGTTCTACTTGCTTTAAAGGAGAGAAAGACTTGGGTCTGTTTTTGTTATACAAATCCCCCCTATGGTCTTTGGCATTGAGGGTCATGTTGTATTCTTTTTCAATCCACCTTCTGCGTAAATGGACTGCCCTGTTATTTATACCAAGGTGTTCTGCCATTCTTTGTGCAGATTGAAGTTGACCCCATAGTTGGATAAACTCCATGTCGGTACAGGTTTCGTTATGAGCGCCCATTGGTATCCTTAGACAGTAACTTTTCTAAAAGGTTAATGACTCTATGCTCTTGCATTTCCACTTCATCTTGAGATGATTTAGGGTCTTGCGCCACAGTCATTAAATCGTGCAGAAACACATGAAGCAACTCATGTAAAGCAGTCTGATCCAGAGACTCTGGCGTGATCTTCTCAGCACCAAAATCACCTAGTCTGTAAGTAGCCAATCGAGCAGAAGCATTAAACTCAACAGAAGCCATAGCAGCCTTTGCTGGTTTACTTCCTTTTTCAATTCTCCAATCACCCAGACTAAGCACTTGCTGCCATTTTCTGACACTTTGTGCGAACAGTTTTGCATCTTCTGGTGTAGGAATGTTAGGCATTTCAACACCTTATACAGTATTTATGACAATTTAATTTAAGAAGCAAGCACAAGTAAGGCGTGATCTATGTGCTTTATGCGGTCTTCTAGCCCTATAAACCCACCATTTATCTTCTTTGTTAAAGTTTTGTAATCTTTGGAATCAGCATATTGATTCAGTTTGTGGGTGTCCCAAAACCATCCTGCCGTGAGTGCCGCATACATTGGAGTAGCCACCAACTCAGGTTGCATTACAAAATCTACCCCTAGAGCCTGACCTGCATGGAAGTAGTTTGCATGGCCTGTCAATTGGATACATCCTCGGCCTCGGAAACGATACCCATCACCAGAAGCCTCATCCCTGTTGCCCATTCGATTAGAGTAAACAGTATTGGCAATCAACTTAGGATTACGAGCGCACATCTGAGCCTTGGCAGCATCAAACCTTTTAGGCCATAACTTCTGCAAAGCCTCTGCACGATAGTTCAAATTCTCTTCAAGAATCCTAAAGTTCCCACATTCATGCCCACATTGACCAATGAAAGCCGCTTTTCTAAGTGGATTCATAATGTCAAAACGCTCAAAAGTGGCATTCAGGGCATCTACCCACTCCGCACCAATGTGAAGTTGTTTAAGTTGTTCAGCGTTTATCATTCAACAGGTCTCTCATCTGGTTATACGAGTCTACGCAAGCGTTCAAAGCGACAGTATTCTTATCCCCTTGGGCGACTATTTCTGCGATGGCATCGATGGTTGCTCTTTCGGCATCAGAAGGTTCATTAGTCTGTCTGTCAGATTGGCTGGTTGCTTTTGAATCTGTGGAGGTAATGGAGGCACTTGTGGGGGTTTGTAAGTTACTTGAGGGACAGAGCCGCAACTTGCCAGCACGATTGGCAACAGCAAGAGCAGTAGTTTTTTTGTTGATAGCATCATTGGCTTCCTGTAGTTTGGCAGATTGTTGAGAAAGTTTTTCAGTCATGTTTTGCTCGATCTGACGAGCTTCATCATTCTTTTTGGCAATGGCTATCTTCATGTCGCCATCACGTTCTAGCCATCCATAGTGGTGTCCTACTTGGTATGTACCAAAGAGAGATACCAAAGCACCCACAATAAGCCACGGGAGAGGGATAGGAAACATTATTCAGCCTCTTTTCTTGCTTGAGCTAATTCTTCACGCTCTTGGTCATCTTCTAGGTGGTCAGGGGGCGTAGTTGGAGGAGGGCCAGGTGTCCAAGATTCATCCAACTCAGGGTTTTTCCAAACAGGCATTGCACCAAATGGTTGACTAGGCAAACCATACGCAGATTGCGGAGGGGCATAGGACGAGTTAAAACCGCCCATAGAGCCTCCATAACCCATTGGTTGACACATTGGTTGCGTTGGAGGATTAAACGCTCTAGCGGCACTAGACATAGCCCTTTTTCCAATAACTCCACCGATACCACCCACGATCAAAAGAACAATGTCGTTCAGCATCTTGGTATAGGCTTGGTCAATCGGGGCCATGCTTTTGATAGGCTGAGTCACAAATGTGACCGAGTAGAGCAAAGCAGCAACAATAAACATGAGGATAAGTGTGACTGCAATCACAACAAACCCCCAAATTCTTACCTCAATCTCTTCAGTTGTTAGGTTTAACTTCGTCAATCTTTTTCTCCAAAATTGGTGCTACTAAATACTCAGGGCAAGTCTGAGTGAATTGGCATCTAGGTTTTTGACAAGGTTCAGCATGGAAATTGTCTGGGTTTTGGCAGAAATAGCGATATTTCTCATCACAACCATGTAGCATAAAAGCTACAAATACAAGTAAGTACTTCATTTACCAAGACCAACCTTTCCAAGTAGAAGATTGACAATTCTGTCAGACAGATCATCAGGAAGGAACTTCAGAAAACCTAAGAAATACAAAGCCACGCACCCGTAAACGAATATCTTGAGGCACATATCAAAGGTCTTCTGATACTCATTCACCGACCACACCTTCTTGTTGCTTCACAGAATGTCATCAACTCATTGACACCAACAAAGACTAAAAACAAAACAAAGAATATTCCACCGATTGCTAAACCAATCTCTAGTTGTTCTTGCTCTTTCTGCTTGGCTTCTTTCTCTGCCTTTTTTAATGCGCTTATCTCTTTGGCATCTGCCAAGTCCATCTCTGCTTGACGGGCTTTAATCTTGTTCCAGACATCAATCTTGCCTGTCTGCATGAAGAGCATCTTTAACTCTTCCTCAAACGCTCTGGCTTGCTCTAGTGCCATCTCAATCTGGAGGGCAGTCCCCATGTTTGAGCCTTTGCCAGACTGTTTAGCCTGAAGCATGGCTTTTGTAGCTACACTTTTTGCGTCAAATAATTTCCCAATCATTGGCGCAAGTGAGCCTAGGTCATTGGCAACATTAGCTGCCTTCTTGACCATGCTGATTGCTGACTGTATGCCAGCTAGAGCTGTGATCGGATCAATCATTTCTTTCTCTCCCACTTAATGCAAACAACCCTTCGGTTGTAAACATCACCAGTCCAAGTCCACTTAATACATCGGTACTCTATGGTTGCCGCCAAGAGAAAGGCGATCACGGAAATGCCCAGATAACAATATAACTACAATAAATGACAAAACTACTAAACAAGACTGCCGCAACAAGTGCTTCAGCCCACTCTCTCATTGCTGTGGAGGGTTCATCATGGTGCTTAACAGACCACGAGTGAAATAAGATGGTTGTTGACCAGGTGTTGTGCCTGTTAACAAACCACTCATTGCTTTTTCAGCAGATTGTCTACGCATCATTGCTTGCAACTTATCTGCGCCATAACCTGCGGCAGCAATTGGGATTGAATACTTCAAAGTCTCTGGACTACCGACACCAAAACCAACTGCACCACCAGTAATCAATTGACTACGTTGTGGATTGAATTTAGCCATTAGAGTCAACAATGGGTCTAAAGAGCTTCCTTTTGCAACTGCTTTGATGGCATTTTGCTCATCTTTACTAAACAAATTCATCTTGTTTTTGTTGGCAGCAAGACCAATAAACCCTTGGCGAATCAACTCACTTTCGGATGCGCTTGGATTCAAGGCTTTGGTTTCTGCAACATTTAAGATGTTATCGAGGGTAGAAGCACGACTTGCATTTCTAAAGTCTTTACGGGCTTCCATGATTGTCTTAACAGCAACATCAATTCCACTAGCACCAGACACCACATCTTTAGGAGACAAGGTAGCAACGTGGTCATCAATACTATCAACCATTTCACTTGCAAGTCTACGAATGTTCTTATCTGGATTGCCTTTTAGATTGTTTGCCAATCTACGCATCTGCTCAACATTATCAAAAGTAATGTTTCCACGCTGAAGGATGCTTTCGTACTTGTTCAAAATGTTTGCAACAGGTGCGGCATTCTCTGGGATGTAATCAACAGCGTCTAAACGAGCTTTTACTTTGTCAACAAGGCTTGTAGCATTCTTGCCAGATATTTCAATCCCTTGTTCACTTACTTTTGTGTAAGCACGAGTAGCCTTTTGCTGAACATCAGCCATCGTAGTTGTTGGTTGTTTGCCTGTAGCAAGCCGACCTGCAAAGTCACCAGTAGCTTTGCCAACAGCACCAGAAACGCCCAGAGCAGCAATCGTAGCCGCCATATCGCTACCAGTTATTTCTTTGGTTATCTCTGCTACAGGTTGTGCAACCATAGGAGCAACAGTAGCAGCAGGAAGTTGACGAACTAAATCAGCACCAAAGATAGATTTGGGAGCAGCAGCCGCCATTCCACCTGCTGAAGTTAATGCTTGCATACCAACTTGAGCCGCCCGTTCAGCACCAGTTTCAGGCTCAGGAACACCCAATTGAGTCAAACCTTTGCTTTGCTCTTTAGACAAATAAGGCATTCTCTTTTCTGATCCAACAATATTTGCACCAACATTGACTGCACCACTTAAAAAATCAGTAACGATATTTGCTGGCGCAGAAACACCAGTAACTACAGCACGAGTAGCCAAACCAAGTTGTCGTCTGAGTAAATCACCAAGACCTTGCTCTTTGGGAGCTTGAGCAGTAGGTGGAGTTGCAGGCTGGGCAGAAGGTTGTCCCTCTGCCTCACCTAAACTGGCCTTAATCTTTGCTAAAGCGGCCTCATTTGATAAGCCATCAGGCAATTCATAGGATGCGCCTTTGTATTCATAAACAGTCGCCATGATGCTTACCTTTAGTCTAGTTTAATAGGGTTTTGTGCAGTACCGACCGCAGGGCCGTAGTAAGGGTCTACACCCTGTGATTTACGTCTGCTGTCAATGCGTTTCTGAGCATTCTCTTTAGCCTTTGCAGTAGATTTAGAGAAGTTACTGAGAGCCTCAAGTGTTGTCTTTGTATCATTTCCACCAAATGCCGCAATAAGTTCATTGGCAAAACGCAAAACGTCTTTGTCTGTTTGAACACCTTTAGCCGCATCTGTCTTCAAGTTAGTAGCCTCTTGAACAGCACGTTGCAAGGCCGCATAGTTTCGGCTCTCAACACTAGAGTTACCAGCCGCATTCTGTGCTTGATAGCGTAGATTGTTTACAGGGCCGAGTTCCAAAGGTGGTTTACCCGTCCTAGGATCGGGGGTTAGTGTTGCAATAGCGGGTGCTAATGAAGTTTCACGAGCAGTTAATGAGTCAACCAATTCAAGTTCTTTGTCTTCCTCTTTTTGCAAAGAAGGAGCAAGAACTTTCGGGCCTTTTAAATTATTTGCAAACTCTTTTAAATCTTTTGCAGAATCAATTCTTATTTGAGCAATTTCTTTTGCGGAATCAACCCGCATTCGAGCAATTTCTTTAGCGGTAGCACCCGCTGTAGCAGCCGCCTCAATCTTTGCATCAGCCAAAACTTTAGCTCTTTCTAGAGCAGCATCAGCCGCAGTTTTAGCCGCCTCAATCTTAGCTTGATTGGCCGCATCTGATGCCGCAGTTCTAGCTAGTGTGGCTTCTGTTCTGCTTGCAGATGCTGTTAAAGCCGCAATAACTTTGTCTGGAGAACCATACTTAGTTAAAACAGCAAGAATGTCATCTTGTGTGGCTGTAGTAGGAAGTTTAGCCAATTCAGCACGTAAATCTTCTTCTTGTTTAATAGACAATTGAGTCTTAGCCGCTTGAGCCAAAGATGCTGTTTCTGCTGCCCGTCTTTGTTGTGTTTGAGCCATCTCGCTCTGTGCTTGACGAGCATATTGAGCCAAAGCCAAAGCACCTTGTTGGTCGCCAGCTTGTGCCAACATCTGAGCACCTTGCAAGATTGATTCAGGATTACTCTGATCTATCTGTTGAGCAATAGCATTGCGAGTGCTAATCATCTTCAATTGTGGGTCTTCAATACCCAAAGCACCACCAATGGCAGTACCAAGACCTCTAGCACCGCCATAAGTTAGTGCCGCACCACGAGATGCGGGGTCTAGTTGAGCAAGGGTAATACCTTCTTGCAAAGCACTTCTACGTTGTTGCTCACCATACATATCTGGTGTTAGTCCAAACAAACCTGCCACAATATTTTCTGCCATGATGATTCCTTAACCAAATAAGCTATATATAGCGTTGCCAGCGGCAGTACCAAATGCGGGAGAAGAACCCAAACCGCCTAATAATGTTGAATAGGGGTTAGTAGTTGCGGCTCTACCTGTCGCTAAAGCAACGCTTTGTTCTGCACCACGAAGTCCTAATTGACCAACATTAGCACCCGCTTGAGCCGCTTGTTGACCAAGAGCCGCACCCATTGTCAAAGGTTGTTGTGCCGCACTTTCAAGTCCTGTAACTTGCCCCATAGCAGTTGTGTAAGGTGCGTAAGCGGCTTGTTGACCACCATAGTATTGACCCATAGCTTGAGAACCTTGATTCAATAGACCTGCACCAAACAAGACGTTTTGCTGACCATACTGTTGAGCATTAGCCGCCAGTTGAGCTTCTTGTTGCGCTCTGGCGTTATACAGAGCCTGTAGTTCAGGTGTTGTAGCACCCATAGTACCGCCTTGAGCAACCGCCAAACCACCACGACCTTGTTGTTGGAGTCTGTTTTGCAGATTAGCAAGTTCAGTTTCCCTGCCTGGTTGCAACAAAGCCATCTGACTCTTTAGGTAATTTGCTGCAACTGCTTCAGGAGATTGAGCCAAATACTGATTACCAAGACCAAACAAACTTTGTGCGCCTGTTTGCAAAGGAGCAAACTTTGCTTGTGCGCCTTCTGCTTGGACTAAACCAGACTCAGCTAACCTAACAAATCGGTCTTGAGCATTCTTAGCTTCGGGACTTAGTGTGTATCCTGCGCTAGTCAATTGACCTGTAACTGGATCAACCGCAAACTGCGAAGAGCCAAACCGAGTAGTCATTCCAACAGGTCTAAACTGAGCAGCTGCTTTAGCCGCAGCAGTCTCTCTGTCAATCATGGCTTGCGCTTTTTGAGCCGCTTCTTTAGATGTTTGTTGTTGGAGAAGACCTGCACCAGTAGTTAAACCACCAGATAGTAAAGCACCAAGTTGAGCCGCTGTAAGACCACCAAGACCTGTTCCTGCCGCTGTTCCAAGTGCTGTACCTAAACCAGTGCCTACGCCTGTACCAACGCCTGCCAAGGTAGTCCCTAAACCAGTTCCAACACCTGTTCCTACACCTGCAAGAGTAGTACCTAAACCCGAACCAGTAAGAACACCAGTTCCTAATCCTGTACCAACTCCAGTACCTAATAAAGTAGTTCCAAGACCAGAACCCGCTAAAACACCAGTTCCTGTTAATCCTGTACCTGCTGTAATTCCTGCGCCTGTTCCTGCCGCACCAAGACCTGCGCCAGTAGTAGTAAGTCCCGTTCCGACACCAGTACCAAGACCCGCTACAGTAGTTCCACCACCTAAACCACCTGCACCAGCCGCTGTAATTCCTGTACCAGTACCCATTCCTGCGACAACACCCTCAGTAGCCAATCCACCCGTCAAAGCACCTGTACCACTACCACCTGTTAGGTTTGTCAATGTACCTGTCAAAGCACCAGTAGTTAAAGAGTTAGCAAGAGCAGTTGCACCCGCAGTACCACCCGCACCACCTAAAGCTAAATCAAGTTGAGCCAACTCAGCCATTGTTAAGCCAGTTGAGCCAACAGTAGCCGCACCTGCTCCACCACCAAGACCCGCCAAAGCAGCACCACCAAAAAGTAACCCAGCACCTGCTAAAAACTCACCAAACCCACTCTCAACCTTCTGTTGTGTACCAGTACGCTCAAGTTCACCAGTTGGTGTGTATTGGTTATAACCACCACCAGCCTGATTTTCTCCAACTCTGTAAGTCAGAACATTCTCAATACCACCAATTTGTTCGCTGTCACCTGATCCAGTTACTTGATAAACAGGTTGAACAATGGTGTCACCAAGGGTTACTGTTTGACCCTGAGGAACAGTAGCCGCCACACGAGCCGCAACTGCACCCTCATCTAACCCAACAGCTTGAGCCATCTGAGCAGGAGAGACTCCATAGGTCTCCATAGCCGTGACGATCTGGGCATCAGTCAAGTCTGGATTAGTAAGCAGAAAATCTACAATTTGTGCGCTAGTTACAGCCATGATTGCTCCTTATTGTGGCTCAACAGGCCAAGTAATAGTCCAAGGGAAACCACTCTGCAAAGGAACATCTCTCAATGCTTGGCAGTAGTCTTTCCACTCTTGTGATGGAGTCATATCGCTACGAAATCTCCAATCAGTTTCTGTCAGTTTATCATCACGGGACTGACGAACACTCTTAGCCTGTTCAGCATCCTTCTGAGCCTTATAAGCAGTCTCATGTTCAGCAGCAGTAGTAGTTACACCATCAACAGTAGTATCTACAAAGACAGGGCC